CCTTGACAGCGGGGTGAAAAATTCCATTCTCGCGGCGCTCCGGCAGGTCGGCGTTGAGGGAAAGGGCACAGCCGAAGCGGTCAGGCGCGTATTGCTTGCCGCGACTGAAGAGGGCATGGCCATGACGCGACGGCAGGCCGTGATCCTGACCAGAACCTTTATCCAGACGGCCAATGTTCGGGCTCAGGAGGCCGTCTGGGCGGCAAATCACGATATCATCAAGGGCTACAAGCGTATCGAGGTGCTGGATACGAGAATCTGCATGGCGTGCGCTCTGGCCGACGGGGCCGTGTACGGCGTGGACGGGGAACGCCCGCCGCTTCCGGCGCATCCCGGTTGCCGTGGAATGTGGCTGCCGGTGGTCAAAACCTGGAGGGAGCTGGGCCTGGATCTTGACGACACGCGCGAACACGTCCGCCAATGGGCCATACGGGAGCCCGGCTCCATCGGCGCGGGCGGGCGGAAGCTGGAGAATTTCGGCAAGACGACGGAAAACTATTCCGGCTGGTGGGCATCGCTTTCTGATGCCGACAAGGCGAAAACGGCCATCGGCCCCGTGCGGCGCAGGCTGCTGGAATCCGGGGCCGTGAAATGGGATCAGATGTGGGACAAGGCCAGCGGGCTGCCGCTGACGCTTGAGCAGATGGGATACGACAGGCTGGGAAACAGGTTGTAGGGCTCAAACAGCAGGGGAGCAATAGGGCGCGGAGTAATGACCGCGCCTTTTTTGTTGTCCGGCGTCTGTCTCTTTCGGAGTGGGAATCTTCCAGATTCATTTTGCCCGGTTCGTTCCCTGCATCGCCGATCTGGTGCATAATGAAAGAAAAAGCAGGCACAGTTGTGCAAAAGGAGTTTGGCAGATGCCCTGGAAGAAAGATGAGGCCGGTACGTTCGTTGTTGATGACAAGGGGAATCCTGTTTTCGTGCTGGACGGTGGCGAAGAACGGTCAGTTGACTACTCCGCCATGAGTAAAAAGCTGTCCGAAGTCAACCGCGAGAGCGCAGGCCGTAAAGACCGCATTCGGGAACTGGAAGAGCAGATGAAGGCGTGGGAAGGAATCGAAAATATCCCTGATTTCGTTTCCACGGCCAAGAAAAACGCCGAAGCCGTGGCCGCGTTCAACGACAAAGAACGCGGGGCCGAGGAAGCTACCCAGGCTCGCATCAAGGCTGCGACCACCCCGCTTGAAGCGAAGGTCGCGGAACTGGAAGCCGACCGTGCCAGCATCGTTGACCAGTATCACGCTTCTACCATCCGCAGCCAGTTCGGTTCGTCCAAGTTCGTGACCGAAGAGCTGGTCAGCGCCGCTATGGCGCAGGATCTGTTCGCCAAGCATTTCAGCGTGGATGAAAAGGGGAATCTGGTGGGCAAGGACAGTACCGGCAACGTCATCTACGGCGAAAACGGCCCGGCGGACTTCGATAAGGCCCTGCGGGAGATCGTCAAAGAAAGCCCCCACAAGGCCTATGTCCTCAAGGGCAGCCCGGCCACCGGCAGCGGTGCTACTCAGGGTACCCCCGGCGGGACGGTGAACACTAAAAACATGACCTCTGTCCAGAAAATCGCCGCAGGACTGAAGCAGAAGGGCGGCGTGTTCGGGCAGTAGGCCAAAGGAGATAGCATTTCATGGCATCCCAGACGCTTGCTGAAGCGAAAAAGCTCATCAATGACCAGATCGTGCAGGGCATCGTGGAAGACATTATCACGATCAATCCCCTGTACGACCTGCTTCCCTTCACCGGCTACACCGGTCAGGCCATCCTTGTGAACCGCGAGGAAGCCCTGGGCGATGCCGGTTTCTATAGCGTTGACGCGACCATCACCAGCAAGGCCGCCGCCACTTTCGAGCAGGTTCCTTTCAGCGCCACGAAGATCATCGGCGACGTGGAACTTGATGGCCTGGTGCGTGCCACCAGTGCCAGCGCCGGTGTGGATCAGCTTGCCGTGGAAATTTCCAGCAAGGCAAAGAAGATCGGGCGACTGTTCCAGGAAGGCATGGCGACCGGTGACGGTTCCAGCCCGAAAATGAACAGCCTGCATTCTCTGTGTGATTCTGAACAGTATACGGCAGCCAGTGAAGGGCAGGCTCTTTCCTTTGAGCTGCTGGACAGCCTGCTCGATCTGGTGAAGGCCAAGGATGGCATGGTGGACTGGATCATGATGGCCCCCAGAACCATGCGCAGTTACAAATCCCTCCTGCGTGGCATGGGTGGTACCCCGGCTGACTGGGTGGTGAGTCTCCCTGATGGCCGTACCACTATCGGCTACGAAGGTATCCCGATCTTCAAAAACGAATATCTGTCTGTTGCGGAAACGGCCAATGGTGCCGCTCTGACGGGTGGTGCGCTGACTTCCGTGTGGGCGGGCTGTTTTGATGACGGTACGCGTCGCGTCGGTATTTCCGGCATCTATCCCGAAGGCACCCCGGCAGGCATTTCCGTTGAAGCTGTGGGGGCTGCCGAAAACAAGGACTCCCAGATCGTGCGCGTGAAGCAGTATGCCAACTTCGTGTGCTTCAACCGCCGTGGTCTGGCTCGCCTGACCTCTATCAATAACTAGGAGTGGGGTCGATGGCCGCAATGGTGAAAATGAGGACGAGGTTTATCCGTAAGCTGCCCGCCGGAACGGTGTGCAATACTTTCGGCTATCGTGGTGTAATCAACGAAGGCGGCCACGTCGTGGTCGATGTTCCGAAGTCCCTTGTGGATGGGGAAGTTGAGGTCGGCCGCCTTGTCCCCGTTGATCTCCCCAAAATGACCGTTCCCCCTGCGAAGGGTGAAGGCACCACCTCCGCCAATAAATAGCCGCTTCGCAGCGCCCCCGATGTTTTCTACCTCCTTGCATCGGGGGCGTCATCGAAGAAGCTACAGAGGATACACGCCATGTTGATCATCGAAGACGGTACCATGCCCGAAGGGGCGAACACCTACGCCAGCCTTGAATTGGCCGACGCCTACCTTGTCCCGCGCGGGCTGTGGGAGGCGACGCCGGAGGATACGGGGGGCAGCGTCATCGCAAAAAAGGAAGCTGCCATCATCCGTGCCTTTGATGCCCTGAACACGCTCAACTGGGTAGGGGATGTCCCGGACTGGCAGCGGGTGACGGCCTGGCCGCGGCAGAACGTGCCCATGCCCGGCGTGGAGCCGAAGCCCGGAGAGGAACCAGCCTTCCTGCCTGCCGACACGGTACCGCGTGCCGTTGTGCAGGCGCAGATGGAGCTGGCAGGTCTGATCTATGGCGGGCTGAACCCCCTGGCCCCTGTGGAACGTGGCGGGAAAATCGTCAGTATGAGCGAATCCAGCAAGGAAGGCGACCTTGACGTAATCGGCGGCGATTCCAAGAGCTACAGCGTCACCTATGCCGAATCCGCGCCGGTGGAGACGTATCTTCCCGCCGTGTATGGCATCCTTGGCCCGTATCTCCGGGAAATTCCCGGAAGTTCCGGGATGATCTGCGGCAGGGTGGCGATGGGGTAGACCATGCCCACAGACTACACGCCAAAACTCCAAGCCGCCAAGGCCAAGCTGCAAGCCAAGGGCATGCCTATGCGCTTTGTCCGCATCGTGCAAGACGAAGGAGGGGGCTTTGACCCCGAAACGGGTCTGCCCCATGCGCCAGTGGAAACAATCACGGACTTTCACGGCGTGAAGACTCAACCTGCGAAAGAAGAGGTGCAGTCCGGCGCGTTCCAGGGTGTGAGCATGGTAGTGCTGGCCCCGGCTGACGCCACGGACGGCGAAGAACCGACCACGGCGCACAAGCTGCGGTTCGGTGGCCATGAGTGGGACATCACCGAAATACGCCCTGTAGCTCCCGCTGAGACCGTGATCCTGTACAAATTCGGCGTGCAAGACGCCGGGACGGTAGTGTGATGGGGAACGGACATCCTGCGCCGAGGTCTGATCCGGAATACTGGAAAAGGCGTATCGCCGGGCTTGACCGGAAGAATTGCAAGACGGTCAAAGAACTCCGGGAAACGCTCCATCAGGTGGCAGAAGCGCATGCGGGGTTTGCGAGAACTTCCGTCGTCGCGGCCGTATTGTCCGAATACGGGCAATTGGTACTGGACACGCCGAAAGACACCGGGCGGGCGCGGGCGGGCTGGCATGTGTCGCCGGAGTCCAGCCAGTGGAAGCCGCCCAAGGGATTAGAAGAATATTCGCCCACAGTGCCGGATCGTGTGCGGCTCAGCCAGACGGATGTGATCCATATCGTCAACAACGTGGAATACATCCTGGCCCTGGAAGCCGGTTGGTCAGCCCAGGCCCCCAACGGTTTCATCGGTCTTTTTCTGCAACGGCTGAAAAGCGAATTTAACCGGATAGCGACGGCAAAAAGATCATGAGCGCCACCTGCCCAACGCTCGCCGAGATACAGGCGGCCTTTTCCACGGAGCTGCAAGCGGCCCTCGCGCCGCTTGCAGCCACCGGAATTGTGACTGTTGTGCCGCCTATGCGGGACTTCGCCGCCGATGCCAAGAAGATCATGGTCATGTCCGTTTTGAAGCCGGACCGCAAGACAGGCGCGGAATTGGGCGGTCCCGGCGCGCTGGCCGTGCGCAACGGTCTGTTCCTGGTCACGCTGTCCGCGCCCAAAGGAACCAGCCAAAAAGAGCACTGGGACGCCGCACAGGCTGTTGAAGACCATTTTTCGCGGTACAGCGCCGACACTTTGGAACTCCCGGCAGGCGGCGCCGTGTACTGCGATCACCCATATACCACGAACGCCGGAGAAACTCCGGACAAACGTATTGCCCTGCTGGTCACGCTTCCGTGGCGAACCTGGGCAAGCAATTAAAAAAGAGGACAGAAACATGGCTGAAAGACGTTGCCCCACAGTCGCAAGTTCGAAGAAACAGCAAGTGTTCGTCGCGCTGGAAGATGTTTCCGGCACGTTGCAGCGCCCGACGGCGGAAGGTTTTTTGTATCCGGCCGGACGCGCCACGCTCAAACAGACTCCGACCTATACGGACTCGGAAGAGCTGACCGGGCATGTGGATGTGATTGACCAGTTCAAAAACGCCATGCCTCCCGGTGAAATTTCCATCCCCATGATTGTGCGCATTCCCAAAGACGGCAGCAAGATGCAGGGACATGCCCTTTTTGAAGCCCTGGTGGGACAGGCGCAGAACCCCGGCGTTGTCACCGCCGCCGCATCTGCCCGGGG